AAGAGGGCTAGTACCCACCAAATTAGTAAGGGCAGCGTAACTGATATTCTCGCAATTTCCGACATAAGTTAATCCACAAGTGCCGTTAAAGAACTCACCAGAAGGAGGATAGTTTGTATAGTTGTTTGTATTGTTAGCTGGATATGGTGGCGCTGTATCGCTAGTAGTTCCTGTGGTGGTTACTTGATAAATGAAGATATTGCTAAAAATAAACCAGTTTTGGTTAAATGTAGTGTTGGCAGCCCAAGCTACAGGATTGCTCGGAGTTGCTCCACCAACGGTTGCTGTAGGCGCTACTTGGCAAGGGGTCTGCGTAACAATAATTTCACGCAGCGCTCCAGTATCTCGGACTACTCTTTCTCTAGCCGAGTTGATGTAATCGGTTAACTGTGATGTGCTGTAGAAGTTAGCATTAGCATCATGCAGTAATCGTTGAACCTCTGTGATATAGGTATTAAGAGTTGCCACAGTTTATCCATGTCATGCTGCCACCGAGAGGATCTTTCCCCCTCCCCGCTTTTGGGCAGGTAGGGGTACTCTTTCCACCAACGGGGATAACGATTGGTTCTTTTTGGGCGGTTCTGTGGACAGCTCCCAAAGAGCAAGGATCTTTAATCCTTCTTCAAAATCATTGGAAGTTTTAGCCCAACCTAACCGTGCTAAATACGGTAATTTATTTTCATCTCTGTAACCAAATATATGAGCAGCAGCTTCTTCTGGTATCTCCGTTGTAGTACCAGGAAAAAACTCATAAAAAATACCAGAAAAGCCGTCTTTCAACGGCTTCTCTGATCTATTGGTTACATAAATGTTTGCCATTAGAAACTTACTATATCTCCGTAAACGCTAAAGTTTACAGTATTAGTGTTACCTGAAGCTGTGTTTACTGTTACAAATAATGTGGAAGTATTAGCACCAGACACAAAAGTGTTAGCGCCATACGCTCCAGTAATAGGAATATCAAGATAACGACCAGCAGCAGAAAGCACAGTAAGTGCTGTATTTGCAGTAATCAAGTTTCCAGCGTTGCCGTCAGAACCTAAAGAGATTGCCACATTTGCAGAACTTACACTTCCGACAGGGCTAGTAACCGTAATTTTACGGATAATAACCCCGCCAGAGTTGCTTACTGCGCCACCGTTGGTTAACCCGCCACCTGCAATTGGCAATGCAACTACAGCGTTACCAGCAGCCAAATTGACTGCAATAGCAGACGCTACCTTTACATTACCAAAGCTATCGAGATATAACTCTCCTACTGAATTTGGGTTAGCCATCGCTGTTCTCCTTAACTGTTAAAAGTACCAGAGGCAGCCTGACCACCATTGACAGTAATCAATTGAACGGTAGTGTTGGTAGTTGCCAATGCTTGAACATTCACGCCATCAGACACAACAAAACCGCCAGAGTTGATTGGATACACATTTGAGAATGTAGCCACATTGGAAGTTGAGTTGTAGTTAGATACAGCTTGAATTACCACATTGGATGTATTAAATACATAGTAAGTACCAGCAGGAATCACATTACCAGCCGTTGTTACGGTCAGGTTAGATGCACCTTGCCAATACGCACCAGGGGTATTTTCATAAGTACCAGCGATGAGGATTTTATTTAAACCGAGTGCCATGACTTTAGCTCCTTATAGTGAAATAGAGTTATAGCCAGAAACACGGGTCATTGACTTAGGCTTGGTGCTTACTAATTCAGCAATCATCAAGACAGCGCCAACATAACCGATCTGCCAGTTAGGTAATGTAGATTCAAAACCAGTAAATACGAATGAGCCTTGATCGTGGATATACAAGGATAAGTAGTTGCTGTTAATGAAGTAAACAGTTCCCTCTGGGCAATATGGGTCTGGATAGATTGGCACGCCAGCGACCATCAAAGCACGGAAAGCTGCTTGAGGACCGTTGGAATCACCGTCAAAACCGTTTCCTGGGGTGATTACATATTGCTCTTGACCAACATAGTCTTGAGCGAGCAAAGTCCAAGTACCAAAACCGCAAACACCGAAAGTTGGAACTTCAGCGCCATTCTTTACAGTACCAGAGATGTACTGGAGAATATTTTGACGAGTTGGATTTACGCTACCAGCGTTATACACCTTAGATTTCCACCATGTGTAGGTAGAACGGTTGATGTTACCGTAGGTAGTCATGTTTGTACCATCATCAATTGCGCCTGGCAAACCGATGAATTGTTGAGTGTTCGTGTAGTTGGTGTACAGAGCAGTAGCCATTGCATCCATCATCACATTAGTTGCATCGTTCATACGAGCTTCAATGAGAGGAATAATTGCATAGTCTTGTTGTACCGCACCTTCCATACCGAGGAATGGAACTGGAGCAATCATCAATTTAAGGTTGAACTCAGCGTTAAATGCACCTTGCTGAACTGATGGCTGTGTGAAAGAGCCAGAGTAGTCAGACCATTGTGCGTTAACGAACTGTGCGCCTTGAACTGGTACAGTTACTTGGGATACACCACCTGAAGCCTGTTGACTGTTAGCAATCAAAGCAGCCATCAAAGGTGTGCTGTTATAAAGTTGTACGACCAGCTTTGGGATAAACGCTCTACGAGTTACATAAGTAAGTTCGTTATATTGCGATGTACCCGATGCTGGAAGAATACCTCCGCCTATAGGCATAGTTTATCTCCAAACAAAATTCAAATATCCCCTATTTACTGCAAACTTCAAATACCAATTGGTCGAGTGTTTTTACGCAACTCACCCAATGCTTTTGCTGCTTCATTCCTTGCGCCCATTGTAGGATTCTTCCAGTACTCGCTCAAGTTAAATCCTTTGAGTGGGCTTGGATTGTATCCGCTAGGTGTAGGCTCAGCAGCTTGTTTCATCCAGTCAAAATACTCAGCAGCAGTTTCGTGGTCGGATATTTTCTTTTCAAGCATAATTTTCTCGATTTGTTCAATATCTTCTTCCGATTGAGCTAAACCTTTTTTAATCAGTTTATCTCTACGCTTTTGGAGTTCTTCTAACGCTTCTTTTTCACGCAGCTTAGCTTCTAACATTTCCACCCGTTCTTCAGCTTTGGTAGTACGCTTATCAGCGTAGTCCTCAATCTCAAGTTCAGGAATGTTCAAATTAGGTCTGAGTTTTTTGGTCAGACGCAGCATTTCTTTGCGTGTAGCAGGATTATCTGACATTTCTTTTGCAAGAAGCGCCAGTTCATCACGCTGTTCAATACTTAAATCTTCTAAAGACATTTTTATCCCCTAATTTCCGTTAAATGACTTTTTTAGTATCGCCAGGCTGTGACAAGGTCATCATGTTCTTGTAACCAGCTTTACCAGAAGCAGACAAACCACCAAATTGAGAAAAGCGTGGAGTGTTAATCACTTGACCATTCTTTTGGTTGTTGTCAGTTGGTTTGCGAGGTGCAGAAGCGCCTCTTGGCTTAAATAGTTCCATTTTCTTTCCTTTTACATGGGTGGAGGCATACCTGCACCGCCTCCAGGCACACCTGTAGAACCTGGCAAAGCTCCTGGTGGCATACCAGTAGGCAATGGTGGAGGTGCGGGAGGTGCTGCTGTAGGTGATCCAGACATACCTGGAATTGCGGGTGCTTGGGACATTACTTTAGCTTCAGGTGAAGCACCGCCAGCCTGAGGTAAAGTTTGCAACATCTGTAAAATCTCAGCAGGTTGCAATTCTGCTGTTTTTGCTTTCTTAGGACCGAGCAGTTTAGTCATTTGACTAATAGCCGACAAGATTTGCCGACCTTCTTCGGTTTCACTACCGATTGCTGGAAGCGATTGTTCTAGCAAATCCATAGCCATAGAAATATTAATCATTGCTGCTTCACGATTGCCCATCTTTGGTTCAGGAGTGGACATTGGCGCTCCCATTGGGGGCGCAGAAGCGTCAGACATTCCTGGAGCTGGCATTTCGGGGGCAGGTGGTACTCCAGCGGGTGTAGCACTATCCCGTTGGCTTTTAATCATATTCATCAGTTGGTCTGAAGGTACGCCCATATAATTCCTATCAATTTTCCGTTAGGTTAAACCTAATACAACAATTGTCAAGTGGGGGATATATTTCTATTCCCTCCCCCATGGGAGGTTTGTTCGGTCAGTCCGAAGCAATCCTAAAAAGGATTACTTGCGAGCTTTACGACCTTTACGAGCTTTGCGTGCCATGTTGGAAATCTCCTAGTTAGCAGCGGTCACTTACTTTAGAGGGGAAGCAGCCATACCCTTTTCTCCCGTGAAGGAAACCTTATCTACGACTTTTACGACCTTTTTTAGATGACTTGCGATACATATTACTCTCCTATCGAGTTGAACGATTGTAACTACGGGTTTTCGGTGAACGAGCGTAAGACTGCACACCTTGAACTCGGTACTCTAAATTTGGGCTTGCTTCAGCACGCTTGAGCGTATCTGTAGATACCCGTGGTTGATCTGCTTTGGGTTGAACATTAGCGGTTGCTCTTGATGCCATTACTCACCACCCTTTTCTTTTTTCATTTTGGGTTCAGGGGCTTTTGGCTTAGGGGCTTGCGCCTCTTTTGCTGCGCCTTCCTGTTCCCGCTTCTTCAATTTATCTTTAAGCAATTGTTTCATCGGAGGTTCTAATAAGTCAAGCAAAGATTCTTTATCAATTGCTTGTGCTTTAAACAGATTGAACGCCAGAGTTTTTAAGTCCTCCGTAAAGATCGGGCTATTAGAGTGAGCATCCACCTTAACCACAAAATCTTTAGTAAATTGCTCGGCAATAAACGGCTGACCCTCAGTATCAGTAAAGTGAGTAGGATCGTAGGCTTGCATGAGTTTGAGGTAGAGAGTTGCGACCTTTTCAAGACTATCCTCCACAATCAATGCCCGTTTTTTAGCACGGGAAGATCCAAGACGAGCCAGTTGTGAAGCGTGTCCTTGAGAACGAACACCAGATTCGCCACGCCCACTAAGCACATTGCTAATACCTGATACTTCTGAGAACATGGCATCAATTTCGTGTATCACTTCAAACAAATCTTGTGGCATGGTAGGACCAAGACGCTCTACTTTTGCGTTAGGCATATCAGTTGCCAACACACCGCCAGCACGATTTAATGCAAAATTCTTTTCATCCAAAATGCCTGTAAAACCAATCAAGCTGGTAGGTGGTGACACTTGCTTGGATAGCAAATCCAAAATCTCGGTCATGCGAGAGTTGCGTAACTGTTGTAGCAATATAAGTTTTTGACATTCCGATGCTCCCCAGTAGTAATCGTACAAAGGATTAGGACAAATCTGCACAAAAGGACACTCGCCCTTTAAGAACATAGATGCACCAGGTCTGTCATAAATAATGACATGAGGATTAGCAATCGTAACTACTTGATAGTCCTCTGTTTCATCATTCCATACCCACAGTTCGTGCATCTCAATGGTTTCTTCAGCAACACGGGGTTTATAACGGTTCATACCGTATAGATCCATGTTGATGTTGCCGTAAATCGTAGGATTAGTCTGGCTCATCACAATACGGTTTACTGCATCAGGAATATCTGATTCGTTAGTTTGATAACTAGAAGTTACACGGCTAACGATTTCTTCCCTGCGTGGATGGGTGTACAGACGGGCATAGAGGTCCGACTTGGTAATGTAGTATGTCTGAACGATGGCTTCTTGCCTGTCTGTATAGGGTGTATCCTCACGCAGCACACCAATAGCTGATGGCTCAATCATGTAAGGATGAATACCGTTTTTCATCACTAGCTTGATAAAGGTTGTGTTGTACACCAACGCCCAGTTCAATGCGGTAGCAAAGACTTGGTCAGCGTTGGAGTTTAACCATTCATCGTTAAGCGCTAGTGTGAGAGATGGAGATTTGCGATGTTCAATCGGATTGACTGAAGCACCTAAAGCAATTGAGAACCGTGTGGTTTCTGCTGAATATAAAAAGCTAGTTAGCTGATCTAAGTGCGGATTAATTTTATTAAAGTAGGCTGGAGGTTCTTCTGGTCCAGCCCCAAACAAGTAATACGCTCTTAGTGTCGAGTAATCAGCCCTTCTTTCTTCTTTAGATACCAGGCATTTTTGCATGATCTCCAAGTAAAAATTTTCACGGTCTGCGTTACTTGACGGTATTCTCATGTCTTAATCTTTAAATTATCTGGATCTCGCAATGTTGACTTTGGATCTACTCTAGGTCCTGAGTTTATACCAGCCTGTGATGGTGTCAAGCCCACTGCTTCACCTTTTACTGATTGAATTGCACGACCAGCTAAAAGTGATTGCATATTCAATCCTTGGAAGCCACCGCCCCATACTGCTGCATCTCCTGGTCGAGCTTCTTTTTGTACTGGCGGGATATCGGTGTTGAGCTTGTCTTTGTTGACACCTTGCTTGCGGGTTGCGTACTTCTCGGCTTCTGCGTAGTCCTTTTCCTTGAACTTGTTTTTGCGGGTGAGGTAGCCACTTTGGTTCTCGCCTTCACGGGTGGTTTTGATGTCTGACATATCAAACTCCATAGCCAACTGCTTAGTTGACTTATCCGTGAACCTAGTCTTTGCGCTAATGAGGCTTGGCGCTTGGAGGAATACTTGTAAGACTTCTTCATTGCATCCTTTCATGGGGCATTTAGCCTCCCTGCTTTCAAAGTAACCGTGTTTTGCACAATGGTAATCGTGTAGTACAGCCATGTCATCCCCTTTTCAATTGCTCATCTAAATCGTTAACATCATAATCGTATTTGTTTGTAATACCCATTCGAATCTTAATACCGCCATTCACAAATTGTAAAGCAGTAGTCTTTTCTAGTACAGGCTTTGCTTCCTTGCGATATTGAATAAAACGGGTGTTATCACGGTTCTGCATAATCGCCACTTCCCCGTCACGCCATTCTTCGTAGGCTTTAGATACCCGTCTTTGGACCATTTCAGTCAAGGGTTCGGATTCGTAAAAAAACACATCCATCAAATGTCCTTTACTAATGCCAGCTAGGTCAGCAAAAAGCTGAACAGAAATGCCTCGGTCTTTGTCTTTTAAAAACCGTTTAATGATTGTCTTGAGTTCTCGCTTGGGTAGCGAATACTTAGCTTTGTCCATAAACCCCGATGCGTTTTAAGTAATCGCTCACATTTCTTCCGACTGTGAGTTGTTCAGGCGTGAAGTCGTCTTGTACCCGAGATACATTGCGGGTAATCTTCTGTGCAATAAGCCTGGGCTGCACCTGTTCGGCAAATGCAGCACAAGCTAGGGCAGCAGCGATCACACGGTCATCTTTATTGCGACCAGACGCTTCAATCGAGCTGCCGTCACGGACCATGGTTTTCATTTCCTCAATGGTGTCCATATCGTATATGTCCATCATGCCACGCTCGAAGTAGTCTTTCATGTAGGTCAACATACGCTCTTTGGTAGCGCTTGTAGTGAGCCAGCCAATCGAGTTGGAGATACCGCCAAGGGTGTCGTTCCTACGCCAGATGTAGTTTTGCATATTGGCGTACACATCCATGAGGTCTTTACCTAGGGCGCTACCCATAGCAGAAGCCTGACGCTTAAGGTTACGCAGCTCATTAATGACTGCCTGACCTGGACCGTTGACTTCTAGGTTCAATGTTGAGTTTTTGTAAGCACCAGCAAGGTGGGCAATTACCCAAGCAAACTGGTAGGTATTGAGTTCTGAGGTAGCAAAGGAAGCGACCTGCTCTAAACCGTCTGCATAAACTCGGAAAACTTGGATACAAAAGCGGTCAGCCCAATCGCTAGATCCATAAGCAGGATCAGCGCCAATAACATAATATGCCGTATCAACAGGTTCTTCCCAGACTTTGAGAGATGATAAGCGCTCAGTCGATTTAATAACCTCAGTATCCTGAAAATTAACGCCAAAGCTATAACGGTAATGGTCACAATGAGTACGCTTAATACGCTTAACGGCATCTGTACACCTCGCATTTGAAAAGAAAGAAGTGCCTGTCATCACGAAAGCGTAGTCCTCAGTAGGCGGAAACTCCTGATACATGAGTTGATCGTCTTTCATGCCCTCAAACAATTTCCAACGCCACCAGGCAATTTGGCGGGAATTAATTTCAAAGTTGTATAGCTTTTTAATGTCCTTGACCCATTCTTTTTCTTCGCCAGTCAATCTTCCATCCCAATAGACTTTGTAAATCTGGCTATCAGGATCAGCCATGTAAAGTTCGTTACGCCACCAGCCACAGAAAATAGCACGCTGCGTTCTAGCCTTCTTAGCCGTCACATACATATCGTGAAACATATTGAAGCCACGGGCAGTAGATTCAAAGGTGTACAGACGATCTGGATTGGTTTCCGCAAGGGAAGCTAGTAGGGAGGCTAGTCCTTCTTCGTCACCCCAGGATGAGGTTTCCGTTCCATGTAGGTATGTAATAGCCTTGCCACGACCCAGACTTCCTTTGGCTCTAAGTCCAGCGACTTGATAAAAGATACGGCTGCGGTTCTTGAGGGAAAGCTGATTTCGGTTGTGAGCAAGGATCGGGATGCGGTACTCCTTGGGCAAACCATCCATATACATGGCAAGGGTTGATCGGAACATATCCCGATTTTCTTCCGTATCTGTTGTAAGTGTTCCCTGAAGCCCTGGGTGTGTAAAGTGCCAGTAGAGATCGAGTGCGAGTGAAATTGTGGTGATGCCAAGCTGCCTCCCTTTGAGAATGACGAAAAAATGAACATCCTCATCCAAACCCTTTTTGATTTCATCCATCACATAGGTTTGGCTACCAAGTAGGTTGCCCATCTTCTTTAGACCCTGCTCCTTTGTTTCAATCTGGAGTTGGGCGCAAAAGTGATAAAACTGTTTTAAATTGAAATCCACGGTAGTTGTCCGTTGTGTTTTTCTAGCATGGCTTTATTGCCGACTTCAAAAAATTCTCTCTGTACGCCACAGCTACCGCCAAGGCGGAAGTTGAAGGTGTGCTGCTTTGTACCTGTAAAGTTTGGGAAAAGCTGTTTGGCAGTAGCGTAAAACATACGATCTACTTGGGGGCTAGGATTGTTTAAAACAATAGCAATCTGCTTTAGCAGGTCGGTTTTCATACCCCACATACACCAGTCAACAAAGTGATGACCAGGTATATTCCAAACGGGGCTTTCCTCCCCAAGTGCCTCGCAGTTGTCCAGACACACCAAAGCACCTTCCTCATCACGAATCTGGCGCAAAGAGTAAGCCCAGTCATACCCTGCTTCGATCTTCTCCATAATGGTTTGGACATGATTCTCCTCGTACCAGTCATCATCGTTGCAAAAGAAAGTGACATCTTCGGTAATTAGGTGAGGGGCTGCGGATAGCCAGCGCTGACCCGCCCAACCGTTGCCACCAATCACATTGTCCCAAAAGCAAACAGAAGTATTTAGGTTCTGGTATTTATCACGAATATCGCAGTATGTTTCAAAATCTCCGTCACACAAAATATAGTGAAGTACTTGATAACTTTGTTCTGCAACAGAATCAATACAATTCTCAAGATGCTCAGGTCTTTTTCCGTTAGTAACGGTCACTACGGCTGCGGTTTTCATTGATGTTTACTTAATTTCTTGGTTTCAAAGTTGGGCAGATCCCAGTACGCCACCTTTAGCCTAGCCGAATGATTACGGGCGAGAAGGATCAATTCCTTGACCAGTTGCTCGGAGTAGTGCTTTTTCCATTCTTCCACTAGCTTAATCTTTGACCTCTTGGTTCGGCAAGAGAGGGCTTTCATCATTTCGGTCTTAAAGATTTGGCGTTGCTTGCAAAGGTATTCCCAGTCCTTAGTGCCTTGCGTCACCGTCATCGGGGTCATCAAGTAAAGATTTAAGGTACTCAATTTCAGCTTGGGCTTTTAAAAGGAGCTTTGAACTCTCGCCATGCACTCGCATCAGCTCATGGAAGATTTGATCTTTGTCCATGCGCCAGATCCGTTCCATGTACATCTTCTTGGCTTCATCGTTGGCTTTTTCAATGTATTGCTCTACGGTCATTGACCCGTTGGCTTGATCTAAGCGATTCTCCATACCCGTACCCCATCCCCTTCTTTTCTAGCTGTAAATTTCATACCTGTCTGTTTTGTCACTCGGTACTGCAAATTGCACATCACCGTAATCTTTGAACCAGGCGCAAAGAAGCTGTCACCCACATCCATTTGCTTGTAGGGATAGACATTTCTTTTCTTTTGTTCTGGCAGGGGGATTCCCTTATCAATCTCTGGTGTCATATACTCTCCTTCATCTACTTATCACATAATACACAATATGATACATACATACAATGAATATCATTTAGGCGATAACCTTGTTCACCTACATTACCTACGCAAGGTGTGTGAGCAAAACCCCGACCTAGAGTTCACGCACCATTGCAATCCCGCCCTTCACTTCCAACTTGAACCGCTGGTGGAGTTTATGCCAATTGAGATCGCTGATCTCAACATCCCGCCTGGCGCAATTAACGCATGGATTGGGCGAGAGAACTTCTTTTACAACCATCCGCTGCGGGAGAACTGGGTGACTTTCCACATCTGCTGGTTTGATTACCTATCGGACCTACTTGAAGTGGCTAACCCAATTGCTTGCAAGGAGGACTTTTGGTTTGATTACCCAGGCTTGAAGGTCATTCCTCCAATGAATTACGACTATTTGGTTATCAACTCCCCTCCCGCAAGTGGGCAATTGCCAGATTACTCACCTGATTTCTTCAATAATATGGTTCGTAATCTCTGTAATGCAGGTAAAAAAGTCATCACAACAGCCCGTACAGGGATGGCGGAATGTACTTTAGACCACGGCATTACCGTTACAGGGATCGGTGCGCTCTCTAAGGGGGCGAAGCATATCGTGGGTGTTGCCACAGGACCGATGTGGACTACCTTCAATGTCTATAACGCTTCCACGGTTAAGTCACGCACTTTCTACTGCGCTCATCAAACGGTAAACCTGACCAATAACACGATTACGAAACATCGCCTGATTTAAGAAAAACCTATTTTTTTTCTGGGGGGACTCAGTTGGGGGGCACGCCCACCACGGGGTCAAGTCCATTCTAAAATAACCAACTCTCTGCGAGTTATGGATTATGCAGTCATGGCAAGCCAGCCCATCCCAAAACTGAGCGCTGAGCAGTCATCACACGCAAATTCAGGGCGACCCCATATAAAACAAAAAACAGAGCGAGGGGCGAGTGGCA